AGATAACTAAATTTAAACCGTTTTTAAAGTTTAATCAAACAGAAACAAAATTAATATTGAGAGAGGTATTTTTATGAGTGAGTTTTTAAAAGTAAGAAAATTTACTAAAGAAGAAAAATGGCAATTACTTGCTGATTGTATTAGAAGTGGAAATGTAGACCAACAAGAGTTACTACAAGAATTTGATAAAGACCCGGAGTTTAAGGCATGGTATACAGCCCAATTTCTACAGGACTAGATTGGTATATTAAATGGTTTGCAAGTATCGTATTGATATTTGGTGCATTAACAACAGCAATGAATCTATATCCATATAATATGTACTTTCAATTTATAGGTATAACAGGTTGGTTAATCGTAGGTGCAATGTGGAAAGACTGGTCATTAATTGTGGTCAATGTAGTAGGTTCTATAATTATGTTTATAGGAATTATACACTATCACTTTTACACAAATTGGTATTTAAAAATTTATGAAACATATATTGAGGTAATGTTATGAAAGGTTGTGATAGAGATGGAGATGGTTTTTTATTAAATAAAAGTGATTGGTCAGAAGAAGTCATGTATGAAATGGCTAAAATGGATGGTATAGAAATCACAGATGAAATAAAAATGTATATTGATAAAGCAAGAGAAATGTATAGTGCAACAGGCACAGTACCAGCAGTTAGAGTATTTGCAAAAGAATTTGGTATGGATAGAAAGGCAAGTAGATTGTATGAAGTTTTTGAATCTGGACCAATGAAGAAAATTGCAAAGTATGGTGGTCTACCAAAACCGACAGGTTGTGTTTAATGAAACTATTAATTATATTAACATTATTATTAACAGGATGTGCTACACATTCAGTAACCATAGGACCAATGGAAGTTTGGGGAAGTAATGAACAGTCTATACCAGAACCAAGAAAGGAATAAATTATGAAACATAAAACAATATATAAAAAATATAACATTACATTAGATGGTAAAAAAACTTATCTATTTGCATTAAGAAATTTAACATTAGATGAAGCAAAACAAGATATAAAATCTAGATTTAAATCATCTAAAATAACAAATATAAAAGAAAGTAATGAGTAGAGCATTTTGCATAGGTAATGGTGAAAGTAGAAAGGGTTTTGATTTAGAACAGTTAAGACCTCATGGTAAAATATATGGTTGTAATGCTTTGTATAGAGATTTTACACCTGATGTTTTAGTTGCAGTAGACCATGGTGTATGTCATGAGATATACAATAGTGGTTATTGTCAAAAGAATGAGGCATGGTTTAGAGATTGGACAAAAGTTCCTGCTATGCATTATGAGATGATGATATATGGTGCTATTGATAAAATTACTAGAGATGAAATAAAAGATTATTATGATGACCATATAGAAAACAAAAGAACAAATGCAGATGAATTTGTATTTCATGGTTCTAACTTATCAGGTCTTGCAAAGATAATTCAAAGTGGTAAGGCAAAAGGTAAAACAAAAGAAGTTATTAAAAAAACAGTAAGTCATTCAGCAATTAATGTTAGTTGGATGAATAAACCTGATTACTCAAACAACATAACAGACTTGATTGAGAATTACAAAAAAGATTTAGGGTGGGCAGCCGGTGCTACTAGTGGTAGAATCGCAGTAGAACAAATAAAAGATTTAAAAGAAGTCTTTTTAATAGGACACGATTTATGGAGTACCAATCATTTAGTAAACAATATATACAAAGGAACAAAACACTATGTATCACCAGAAAATGGTAGAACACCAGCAGATAACTGGATTCTACAATGGAATGCTATGTTTACAGGTTACCCAAATATAAAATTCTATAAAGTAAATGAAAAGCCAGTAGGAACAAGTGATGATATCAATGTTGTTATTGACGGATGGAGAAATAGTAAGAATGTTGAATATATTACATACCCAACCATGCTTGACATTATATCAAAATAGATGTATAATGGTGTTAAAACTATTATAAATAGTAGTGTAACAAGTGTTACTATACGAAAATATAAACAATACAATAATATTAAAATACGGAGTAATATATGGACTTTGAATCATTAAAAACATCATCTAGTGGTTTTGACAAACTAACTAAAGCACTAGAAGAAAACCTCAGTCCCGAGGATTCTAAAAACAAAAACAAATACCAAGATGACAGATATTGGAAACCAGAACTTGATAAAACAGGTAATGGGTATGCAGTATTAAGATTCTTACCAGCAACATCAGGTGAAGACATGCCATGGGTCAGAATATGGAATCATGCATTTCAAGGAACTGGTGGTTGGTATATTGAAAACAGTTTAACTACATTAGGTCATAAAGACCCTGTGTCAGAAGAAAACACAAGATTATGGAATACTGGTTCTGAATCAGATAAAGGCATTGCTAGAAATCGTAAAAGAAAACTTTCTTATCATGCAAATGTTTTAATCGTATCAGACCCAACACATCCAGAAAACGAAGGTCAAGTAAAATTGTTCAAATTTGGGAAGAAAATATTTGACAAGATTACTGAAGCAATGCAACCAGCGTTTGAAGATGAAACACCAATTAACCCATTTGATTTCTGGAAAGGTGCAAACTTTAAACTGAAAATTAGAAAGGTTGATGGTTTCTGGAATTATGACAAATCAGAATTTGAAGGAACTTCTCCTATTGCTGAAAATGATGACAAAATCAAGGCGATATGGGAAAAACAATATCCTTTAAAACCATTCTTAGAGGCAAGTAATTTTAAATCGTATGAGGAACTCAAAGAGAAACTGAATCGAGTAATTACAGGTTCTAAGATTACAGACACGGTAGAAAATGTAGACCTCCCATCCACATCTGCCGGTACTGTTAAAAGTAATGATAGCGCCTCAATAGCGTCTGCTAATAATGAAAGTGATGATACACTTGATTATTTTTCAAAACTAGCAGAAGACTAGAGGTTCTCTCTCTCCGCTATCAGTAAACTTTAGGGCATATCTAGTAATAGTTATGCCCTTTTCTGTATAAATAGTATCATGGCAAGTATATTCGATAAAATTAGTAGTCAATCAGGTGGTGTTTATAAATCTGCTAACTGGTATAGAAATGCAGTATCATCTTTAAGTGATACTATAACTGCTAGAAAGTTATATAATCAAGGCAAGATTAATCAAAGACCTTCATTAGGTAGATTAAATCTATTTTTCTATGACCCAAAGTTTAAAGATACACTACCATATTATGACACATTTCCTCTAGTATTACCATTAGAAGGATTTAGAGGTGGTTTTGTAGGTATGAATTTTCATTATCTATCACCAATGATAAGATTTAGAGTATTACAACAATTACAAGGATTTGCAACAAATGAAAAATTTGATAGCACAACAAGATTAGATGTAAGTTATCAAAGAGTAGGTGGAATTGCAAGAATTAAACCAACAATTAAAAAATATTTGTATTCACATGTTCGCTCTGGATTTATGAGAATTGATTCACAGGATGCTCCTACAGCAGTTTATTTACCTGTTCAACAATTTAAGAAAAGAAGTGCAAGTTATGTATACGGAAAAAGTAGAGGATAAACATGGCAATATTTAGAGGCGGAGTTAAGATATTTGGTTCAGATGTTAGATTTGGAATAAGTAGAGATAGGTCATTAGATAATATTTTATTAGACCCAAGATTTAGACAAATAGAAGGTGGACAAGCACCTGATAATCCAAACTTACAGTCAAATAAACCAGCATTGATAAACCAAATGTTACAATATATAAACGAAGCAGAAGGTCTTGCAAGAGGTAATAGATTTTATACTTCATTTCAATTACCTAGAGGTGGATTAAGTTATTCTGAAACAGCATTAGAAGGTGAAGATGTAGGACCAGAAGCTGATTTAGCTGGTGATTTTAGTGGATTAAATACAGGTGAAGAAATAACAGGATTTTCTACAAATGAATTTAATACAAGGATACAAAATAAAGTAGGTAAACGAGTAAATGCATTTTGTAAATCAATTACAATGCCCGATAGAACAATGAAAACAGAAGAAGTTATAAACGGACCAGGTGCTCCTTATCATATTGTTACCGACCATACCTATGCAGACATAACAGCAACATTTTATGCAGATAAATATTTAAGAGAAAGACAATATTTTGAAATATGGCAAAAGTCAGCGTTTAATGATAGAACTAATCATTATGAACTGTATGAAAACTATGTATCAGACATAGACATATTTAATCTAGGACAATTTTCTAATTCAGCAGGTTCATCTGAAGACCCTAAAGCTAGAGATGATGTAACCCATGGTGTCAAACTATATGATTGTTATCCAACAAGTATAGGGGCGCCATCATTAGCATATGACGCTAATGGCGTTATGGAATTTACTGTTACATTTAAGTATAGGAATTGGATGAATTACTTTATAAACAGAACTGCTGATGTAGAACTTGGTGATAGCCATTTTGATAGAACAATTGCAGGAGAACCAGGAAGATTAAATGGTGGGGGTGGGTTATTTGGTTCATTTTTAAGGTTTTTACCATCTGAATTAAGAAGACCAGGAAGAGATTTATTAGGAGATTTGAAACGAAGAATACCTATAGGAGATTTAACCGGTGGAAGAGTATTTCCACCATTTTTTTAATATAATGTGAGGATATTATGGCATTACCAAAAATAGAAACACCATCATACACAATGGTGTTACCTTCAAGAGAAGGAGATATAAAGTTTAGACCATTTACAGTCAAAGAAGAAAAGATTTTGATGATGGCTCAAGAAACAGGAGAACAGAAAGACATGATTATGGGAATATGTGATGTGATTGAATCATGCACATATGGTCAATTAAACCCTAAAGAATTACCTGTATTTGATATAGAGTATATATTTTTACAGATAAGAGCAAAGTCAGTAGGAGAAATTGCTAAGTTTAAAGTAATTTGTCCTGATGATTTGAAAACATATACAGATGTGGAAATAGATATAAGCAAAGTAGATGTTCAAATGGATGACAATCATA